GTCAGATATTTCTTGATTATTGCTGATTAAGTATCAGGAAGATCAGTGAATATCGTATTGACGTGGCACTATCTTAAAAAAGATAGCGTAAATCGGAATCTAGGCTATGTCTGAAAGAATTCAGATAGAGCGGTTAATTCACGACGTGAAAGTGCCCCATCCCAAGAGGATGTGGAACACCGTTTGAGGAGATCCTTTGATTTCCCGCGAATTGCAGCTTTGCCTTCAACCGTACCTCTAAGAAAAGTCAAATACCGTATGTGTTGTACAGCATATTGGGGACTCTTCGAAAGAGGGGGTTCAATTGCCAAGCGAATCCACTTTTTGTATTTCCAGGCACGAAGGTTATAGTCAAATTTGACTCCCCCGTGTGTCTGGGCATACTCAAGCGGAACGCGAAGCACCGCCTCAAGATCATCATGCACTTCTGCCCAGCCATCCTTACCTTCATAAAAATGAAGGGGGCCTGGCTGGATTGGAAGATGCGCAATAGCCTTGAGTAAAGTCACATAGGCCGGAGCTAAAAAGCCCGACTTTGACTTAATAGATTTAAACAGCAGGGAATTACAAACAAAGTAAGCATCCCGAACTGTTTTAATCTGGCGTTTGATGAAAAAAGGTCTTACATCCTTACCATCATAATAGTCATGGCCACATGATTCGAAAAACTTCCCGGAAAGGAAGCTCTTCTTCTCATTTGTCTTAAAGCCGAACAGTGATAGATTTGAAATAAATTCAATCGCATGGTCTTGGGGGACTATAACATCATCCCCGAAAACAGTAATTGAACGTTTCGCTTCTTTCATTGTATAGCCGTTTTTACGCAAAGTTGCCAAGGCAATAGCGTAAAATAGCAATGACTCGAGTTCAAATGTGAACCCGTTCCCCATTGAGCTGAACATCTCATATTTATAAGAATGTTCAGGATTGTTACAACGGCCGTGACTGCTTCTAGAAGCGTCGCAGGCCGCGAACCAATCAAAGGGGAGAGCGTACTTGACTACTTGATAGGCCATCGTATTAGATGCGTTGGCCATATCAATAGTGGCGTTTTTGAAAGTTATTGCTAACTTAGCAAAATGCCGGTTACGCTCTTGTGTGTTAAGGTCCAGCCCGTAGTTCTTCAGTGCCTGGCGAATAGATCCGCCAATAGACATCTGAATTAATACAGGGCCATTCTTTTCCACACCGATAGTTCGATGTTCATCTCTGTCTTTGGGTACAAATGATAATCTATTAGGAAAATCATTTGGAACAACTATGAAATGCTTATCAAAGATAAGTCTTTCTATTTCAAGTTGAGTCCTGCCAGTATCATTGATATGGTAATGTGTCCTTAGACACTGCATCCAATTTTCCTGGTATGAGAGATGTGCTGCGAGGTAAGGTTTGAGTTCCTCAGTTACATATAGTTTATCCGAAAGTTTAAAAAACTCAGCCGTGTTCTCATACGGCTGGTTTTCCGGATTTACTGTAGAACCAGGTCCAAACTTAACCTCAGTGTCTAGAAAACTAGGTTTAAGGTCACCCAGGATATCATAAATGATATCTCTGACTGACTCACCGATGGAATCGAAGGGTAAACCTTCAGATTCGAAACGGTCATTAGTTTCTTTACACTGGGCTTCGCCGGCTTCAAACTTAAGTAATGCTGCCTGACGGCAAGCATTATCATTACCCTGTTCAGGGTACTTCTTAAGTAGGGAGCAAAACTGATAAAGTCTACTAAAAGCCTGGTGTGAATTGTTAAGTTCACCCTTCCGCATTCTGTCTAGTTTATCTAGAAGAAACGGGGCTTGTAGTACACTGATGTCGCCACGTCTAAGTGGTCCATCGAGTTTATTAGTTTCATCCTGTGTAAGGATGTCGGCTAAGCCAGGCAAGAGAGATCTTGCCATTTTGCTGGGCAGTTTATCTGCACCATCGAGAACTCTCTTAAGTAGAGAGTTGCCTTGTTTGGTTGTAGACATAATTATCCTATCTATGGTCATCCACTCTAAAGGAGCAGAATCAGATATTGTAATAACACGTGAAGGGAAAACCCATCACGGACACTTATCAAAGTGAAAAGCATAACGGTTATAAGAACCTTTATCCTTCTACCGTGTAACCGTAAAACCGAATGGAATAACCTAGACAGGATTGTCGTCAGGTTGTTCCACAGGATTTGCAGTTGCACCGTAATTTTCATCTGGTAAACGTCCTGTTAAGAATAGATCCTGAATTGCTTGCATGTTTTCCTGCTTGGTGTCAATAAAGCCACCAACTTGTTGCATGGTTTGCAATAGGTCCGGTAGATTAATACCTACTGGGACCGAAGTTTCTATTTTGATGATAACCGGAACACTACGTTCCGAAGACAAACCACGATTTATCACAACCGTTCTGCGAGTGTTGATTAGAGTTTTACACGTACCCATATTCCCTTTGCGGGGAACTGGTAAAATACGTGAAACGCTAGTCGTGCTCGGGAACGATGGTGTGTAATCGCCATGATGATACATATTACTGTCAGCCGAATTTTCGCGAAATTTGCGGGTATTCTCCGGCAATAATGTTGTATTAAATAAGAATGACATAAAATGCTCTCTTATAAGGGTTAATTGTTTAAGGTTATCGTTTCGCAATTGCAGATAGCATACGCTGGCCAAATATGGCTAGGTCTGTTACTTGCGATGGGTTTAAATCCATCTCTGCAACTAACTTGAAATCAATTTCTGATTCAGGTAAGTGTTGTCTAGTGATAAATTCACCAGAAAACGAGTGTGAAACGGGTTTAGGAAAAGGTTGATGCAAATCAGAACGATTTGGAAAAACCTTGTACAGTGTCCGAAACTCTGGACATTCCATATTTGGCATACGATTGAGAACTGGCCCATCAAGGGTAGTGTCGACCGTAAGGCCATATGTACTAATCCCTCTACGACGCATATGCTCGTGAAAGGGCACCCAACGCCGAGTGTTTGGTATATCATAACCAGACTCTCGTAAACGAAGGTAGTTAGGAAACTCTGCAAAGCAGGCTGCCTGATGACTTTGTATGTCAACCTTTTCGCAATAGTGCTTAATATAAACACTAGGAACGATTGACGCCAAGGAAATTCGACGAACTTTATCTGTATTCCCATCCCAGGGAACATAGACATCGAAGTTAGTATCATAGACATAATCCATACGGAAATGTCCATGAATACTGTAACCTCCAGAGTTTAAATAGATAGCATCCACCTGACGGGGGTTGCCATCTACGTCGAGTATATGGATCGGAGTAAAATCACGCTCCGGGACCATATCGGAACCACTTCTTTCATTTTCGAAATCTTGAAAGAAGATAAAACCGCTATCGTCTACGGTGGATGGATCAACTCCATTGTATAAATATCGACTTTTAAGTCGAAATTTGGCACCGTCGAGATAAAAGCGGAAAGGGTCAGCAATGGTATTAGAGGCAAACTTAAGACGTTGATAGTCTTCAGGTATAATCCTCCGACAACCGAAAGCTGTTGAGAACCCAGCCCTTGCAGTTAATGTTTTAACATTAGCTACAATTCTTGTGGTTAGATAGCCGTTTATTGGACTGAATTGATTCTTAAAATTAAGAGTCGAAATACAGTCACCAACATTGACGAACATGTCTAACACGAAAGAAAAGGGTATAAGTTCCCAAGCCGTTCCAAGTATAGATTCAATGTCAAGGCCAAGTTTGGCCATTAGACTATTGTTACGAGACTGCTCTTCATTAAAGTAATTGAAGCCAGCCTTATATGTAACTTCTGAGACATTGACCTGGTGTGAACCGTCGATGTAGTCGTTTTCAGAGACAATTCGGACATTACTGACCGGGAAGTCTTCTGAAAGACCATCGAATTTCACGTTACCATAAGCTGATCTAATAGAAAATGCCCGAGAATCGGTCATCAACTTATAGAGATTAGCAAGCTCCAAGTGGAGCGGTCGCCAGCCATATCTGTACTGTAACCAAAGGTCGCTTGCAACATTGTAAGCTTCCGACGGCTTAAGTTTCTTAACGGAATCATAGATTCCAAAAATCAACTTATACAGAGATGTCCAAACTGTACGTAACATACTAATTGTTTTATTCGCTTCTGCGGCTGAAACAATTAGAGCTATGTCACCATACTTTTGGGCGGACTTTATGGCACCATTGATGGCTTTCTGACTACTATACTTATTCTGTATAGAAGAAATAATGTCAGGCTGCTCAGTCAAGACCGTATATAAAATATCGGAATCTACTATACTAGTTGGATGAAAAACTCCATCTGAGTCGTAGCTTCCGCCCAGCGGTTTGTCTGGGAAAGGCCTACCATTCGCTAATGCGACTTGGTAAGGCTTTACGGCTTTAACCCTAGAAATATAAGGTTTATAGCCACTAAACCTGTCACCAGGACGATCAACGTCCAAAATGATAGGTTTACCGTTTGATTCGTCCCTAGTTTGGTAGGTCCAATGCTTACGCAACGGCAATTTATTATTCGGTTTAAAAACCGATCGCCTAGTACGCATAAGACCTCCTTACCAGGGATTAATACAACGGATCAGGATAACACCTGAGTGATGTTCATATTCGCCGAGGCCAATATGTACAGAACAACCGCTATTCAGCGGCTTTATTGATTGACACACCTTGGATGATAAATCCAGAGTGAGGGTTACTATCAATAACCGGAACCCCG